ATGGTGGATTGCTTTCAAAAACTGGTCAAGATGCTAAAGACCTTTTTGAAAAGGTTGTTTATATGTTTCGTGGTTTACCTAATTTTTTTCAACCCATTATTGATGGTTCCGATAACCCAAAGTCTAAATTATCTTTTTCCGCACCAGGTCAAAAAATTAGCAAAAACTATCAAAAGGTAGTTAAGTCAGAAGCACTTAACTCTAAAATAGATTGGAGAAACACAAAAGAAAATAGTTATGATTCAGCTAAATTAAAATTTTTTGTATCAGATGAAGCTGGGAAATGGCTAGAAGCAAACATAGAAAAAAATTGGCAAGTTGTAAAACCTTGTTTAACGCAAGGTAGTAAAGTTATAGGTAAGTGTTTTATGCCATCTACTGTTAATGAATTAACAAAGGGGGGTGGAGAAAACTTTAAAAAAATATTTTATGATTCTTTAACTGAAGGTAGAGACGGAAATGGAGAAACAGTATCAGGGTTATATGCATATTTTACACCAGCTTATGATGGCTATGAGGGTTTTATAGATGACTATGGAAATAGCCAAATTGAAAAAGCTAAAAAATATTTAGACAATAGAAGAGAAGCATTAAAAAAAGATACTATAAAATTATCTGAAGAAAAAAGACAAAGACCCTATACGGTTGATGAAGCATTTAGAAGTGATGTTAATAAATCTATTTTTGATGTAGAAAAAATATTTGAACAAATAGATTATAACAATAGCTGTGAAAACTTAACAACTAAAGGTAATTTTATATGGAAAGGTGGGGTTAAGGATTCTAAAGTTGTTTGGATGCCTGATAATAAAGGAAAGTGGGAAATAAGCTGGATACCAGATAAGCAACAACAAAATAAAATATCTATAAAAAATGGTCGCAAGTTTCCAGGTAATGATGTAACTATAGTTTCTGGTTGTGACCCATATGACCATGATACAACAACAGATGGAAGAAGGTCTAATGCAGCTTCTCATGTGTATGTAAAATTTAATATGTCTTTTGATTTTTCTGAAACTTTTGTTTGTGAATATATAAATAGACCACCAAAAGCTGAAATATTTTATGAAGATATGATTAAGCAATGTGTTTTTTATGGTTGTCAAATATTAGTTGAAAATAATAAAGTTGGAATAATTAAATATTTTGAAAGAAGAGGGTATTATGATTATTTAATGGAAAGACCAGAATCAACTCATACATCTAATACTAGAAGTCAAAAAACAAAAGGAATACCTGGCAGTGGCGAAGCTGTTATAAATGCACAAGCAGAAATAACACAAGCTTATATATACGACCATGTAGGATATAACTATGAAAAAGAAAAAATGGGAACTTGTTATTTTAACAAGCTTTTAGAAGATTGGGCAGAATTTGATATAACAAACAGAACAAAATATGATGCAAGTATATCTTCATCTTTAGCCCTGCTTGCTTCCCAAAAAATAATTAAACAAAAAACAAAAATAAAATTTTCTCCTTTTATTAAAAAATTTAACAATAAAGGAAATGTTTCAAAAAAAATAAATTATAATTATGCTAAATAATAAAACTAAAAAAATAGGTGGTTATCCAAGTCCTTTTGTTTCTCCAGAAGAAAAAGAAAAAAAAGAATATGGATTAGAATATTTTAAAAAAATGTATTCTGATTGGAATGGAAGAGAAAATAATGATAACGAAAGAAAAAGAAGATTTGAAAAAAATAGAAGTTATGCTCAAGGGATGCAAGATGTTTCTAAATATAAAGACCTTTTAGATGTAGAAGGAGATACATCTTATTTAAACTTAGATTGGTCTCCTGTTTCTATTGTTCCAAAATTTGTTGATGTTATAAATAGCAGTATTTCAAATCAAGATTACGATGTTTTATGTTCAGCATTAGACCCAGTAGCCCAAGATAAAAAAATGAAAGATAGAAAAAAACTTAGCGATAAAATGATTGCTGATAAATTTCTTTCAAAGTTAAGTGAAAAAACAGGAATGGATTTAAGACCAAAAGGTTTTGTTCCAGAATCAGAAGAAGAACTTGATATACATATGAATCTTAATTATAAACAATCTATTGAAATAGCTATGGAGCAAGGAATAGAATTTGTTTTTAAAAATAATGATTTTGAAGATGTAAAAAATAGAGTTATAAGGGATTTAATAGTTTTAGGTATTGGCTCTGTAAAAACATTTACAAATAATGACGGTGCTATTAAATTAAGATATGTAGACCCAATTAATTTAGTTACATCTCATTCAACAAAACCAGATTTTAGCAACATACAACATGCTGGTGAAATTTATAATGTTACCATAAGTGATTTAAAGCAAATGGCTGGAGAACAATTTTCTGAAGAAGAATATAAAGAGATTGCAAAATCTTATACAGGGAAAAATAACAATCCAGATAGTTTTTCAGATAATAGTTATTATGATTCAAAACTTGGTTCTTATTCTTATGAATATGATGATTTTAGTGTAAGCATACTAGATGCTGAGTTTATGTCAGTTAATGAGCTAAAATATGAAAAGAAAGAAAATAATTTTGGTGGATTTTCTGTAAATAAAAAATCAGCCAAATATAAAAAACCAAAAAAATCAAAAAACAAAAGAAGTTCTCTAAATTTAAATGTAAAAGTTGT